AGGTAACTTGTCTTTATATTTTGGGTCATACATATAAAGGAACATGCCTCCGATAAAAGGCATAGAGGACTTTTTGAAGATTTTATTGGGATCGCCTTTTGTTTTATTGGCCTTCAAATCTTCAACAGAAGCCGAAAACCAATCTTGAGCCGTTGTTGATTTATCAGCTATCGCCCTAGAGCTGGCTTTGATAAGACTATTAAAAGTGTTTGGCATTAAAACATAAGTCCTAGTTCTTTTTCTGTGATGATAACAAATTCATAACCACGATCTTTACAGAATTCTCTTGCAGCTTTCCACTTAGCAGAATTTACACCCCAAGTCATAACCTCGTTCAAATACTTTCTAGACTTTTTTTTGGCCTCGGTAATTGTCGGCGGTAAAGTCTGAGCATAAGGTTTGATTTCAACCACTATGGTTTTAGAGCCTTCTTTAGTTTTTCTCCTTACCACAAAATCAGGGTAATATCTATGAATCCGATTGTCCACCGGAGACCTGTAAGGAATTATAGTTTCCTCGCTTTGCCACCATACGACATCTGGGTCTTTGTCTAATCTTGCCATATAGACAAATTCCCATCTACTTCTATAGACAATATTTGAAGTATCACCTTTGTATTTATTGGGGTTTAGTGGTTTAAAATAACCTTTAGTTGTCGCCATCTTGTTTCAGTTTAATAAATAAGGTAAAGTAATATTTATTACAAGATTAAGGGATACTATGGCTCTTACACAGAACTTTCCGCAACCGCCCGGAAGATTTAACAGACAATCAAAAACTTTCCCTGAGGACTTGATTCAGTCTAATAGAGGGTTTTATACTAACATCAGCTTGGTGAATTATGAATACAGTTTGGTGTCAAGCGGTTTAGGAGCTATATCATATGGTGGTGGGTTCAAGCTGCCAATTCCAAGAAGATTAAACGATAATGAAGTTATCTTGTGGGAAGAGTGGAGTGCCACTAATGAAGTTGGCGGAATAGCTTCACAAGCTGCCGCACAATACTTAGGTAATTTTGGTAGCGCCTTGCTTTCAGGTTTGAGCCTAGGAATGAAAGGCGGAGAAATAGCATCAGGTAGTGTTGTCAATCCTTTCATGTTTATGATGTTCAAAAGACCCGGATTTAAAGAATTTACATTAAGTTGGACTTTGGCTCCAAATACAGAAAGCGAATCAGAGACTTTATTGAGTATAATAAAAGAATGTAAGGCAGCTGCCTTACCTAGCACCACTGGAATTTGGGGGTTACAGAAATACCCTAAGATTGCTTTGGTGTCATTTAAGCCAGAGAAATATCTATTCAAACTGAAGCCATGTGCCATCATATCAGTTCAAGTTGATTATAATGGCTCTGGAACTCCATCTTTCTTTAGAAGTGGTGCACCAACAGTAATCAACCTTACATTGCAGTTGAAAGAAATTCAGCTCTGGACTTCAGAAGAAATAACCTAAAGAGTAAGACATGCCACAAAGATATTTCGACAAATTCCCTGTTATAACCTATGCTAATAATCAAGCCATAGATATCACTAGGCGTGTTACTGTTTTGGATAAGATTGAAACAATTCCATTTGTTTATTATCCTTATGAAATTACTGACAACGAAAGAGCCGATCAGCTAAGTGCTAGATATTATGACGATCAATACAAAAGTTGGATCCTTTATATTGTAAACAAAATCATTGACCCATATTATGAATGGTATTTACACGAAAGAGAAATGGTCGATTTCTTAGACAAGAAATATGGTTCTTATTATAACGCTCAATCTAAAATTAAACATTATGTTAATAATTGGGTAGACGGAGATCAGCTGACAATTGGTGGTTATAATGCATTGACTCCTGGTATGCAAAGATATTGGGAGCCTGTATTTGGTTCTAACGGAAGAACCATGTCATACAAGAGAAAACAGATTGATTGGAAAACTAATACCAACAAAATTGTTCAGTACACCGTCAGTAATACTTCTTTCATAAAAGATGAAATTTGTTACATAAATTTCAGTAATGAGAATTATGGAAGAGGACAGGTGTTGTCAGTTTCTAATAATAAAGTTTCTATTTGTCATGTTAGCGGAGTATATAAAAACAGTGCAACAGTTTCTATAACTTCTAACAGTTATATCTATGGCTCTGAGAGTTCGGTAAACACTGTGTTTACATCTTCAAATGTAGTTTCTTCCAATATACCAGTAGAAGAAGAGGCATATTGGAAAGCTGTTACTTACTTAGAATTTGAAGAAGATAAGAACGAATTTAATAAAACCATCAGAGTTCTTGATAACAGATTGAAGCAAGTAGCAGTTGATAACCTAACAGATTTATTGAAGGAATAAAATGGCTGCAGGTGATATAAAAATATCCAACGTAAAAGTTGGTAATATGGATCTAACCAAGGACAAGAAAGTTTCATTGGTTGGTTTCAACGTATATGAAGATATATTGAATCCTTACGGACCAGTTGGTGAAGTAAGAGTTATTGATGCTTCTGATGCATTAGGCCAAAACAGAATTAATGGTTCATATGATCAAGATGTCGAGATAAGATTTTCTGGAGATGATAACATTTTTAGTTCTGGTGGCGGTGGTAACTTCAAATTTAAAATGTTCCAGAATAAAAATCTAAACGATGAATCTTTTAATAACACTGGGTCTGGTCACAATAAACAATACGACATAAGATGTGTTTCTCCTGAGTTTCTAAACGCTCAGGGTAATCATATTGAAAAGAGCTTTAAAGGTAAAACCAGTGAAGTAGTCGAGCATATCCTCAAAGAAGGGTTTAAGACTAAAAGAAAAATAGATAAAGCTGACACCAAAGGAAATCGCAGAATTGTTATTCCTAGAATGCATCCTCTAGATGCATTGAAGAAAATGAATACAGAGCACGTTTCTGAAAAATATGAATCTTCAACTTTTGCTTTATTCCAACAAGGGGACAGCGGGGGCGAACACAAATATGTGTTTAAGACTTTTGAAGAATTGTTTGAACAGTCACCTGTAGTTAAATTAAGACAAACTACCAATTTAAATTTTTCTAGAGCAAATCAGCAAGACAGACAAAATTCTATCATGTGGTTTAAACCCTCTAAGAATTTCGATGCTGGACCAAGGGCTTTAGATAAAACAGAAGAATATGCTGTTGACTTGACCAGTCATAAGGTTATTGCTACAAACACAAAAAAACAAAACAAGTTTAAGTTCGCAGACAGTCAAGGAGTTTATGACCAGTCTCCCTCGTATGCTAATTCAGTGCCTGTTAGATATATACATGATAAAGCTAACAACAAAGACAAGCACACAACTTCAGAGGCTAAAACCAAAAGGGCTGCATTTCTTGCTCATCTAGCGCAAAATTCAGCAGAATTAGAAGTATATTATAATCCTAAAATTACTCTGGGTTCTATGATTGAGCTTGACATCCCAAAGAAATCAAACAGTGATTGGGAAGAAGGTGAATCACAATTCAATGGAAAATGTTTGGTGGTTGCTATAAGAACAAAATATAGAGTTGCAGCGGAACCACCAAATTGCACAATGATTCTTAGAGTTGTTAAGGCTTCATATAAACGTGGCGGTGGAGGTCAAGGATAATGTTTTATATTGCCGAAGTAAGAAATTTTGAAGACGATCCGACTAAATCCGGAAGAGTTAGAGTAAGATTGTATAATGAACATAATGATGAACAATCAATTAAAGACGAAGAACTTCCATGGGCGATGGTCGTTCAACCAGTAACATCAGCAGCGACATCAAGAATTGGTGTTTCGCCTTCTGGTCTTAAAGTTGGTTCTAGGGTATTAGTTACATATTTACCTCATGATACTGCTATGCAATATCCTATTGTTATAGGTTCATTGGCACGTGGTGATATGCCAGAAGGTCATGATGATAGTAATGGTGGTGTTGGACAACAATCTCAAGAAGCTCAGAAAAATTCTGGCGGTAAAATAAGAAAACCTGGTATTGATAATCCTGCTTGGACAAGGAAAAGTAGCTAATGGCAGAAAAGGCTTTTGA